CCTGTCGGGTCCGGAGAAGCGGAAGCTGAACAAGGCGCTAGAACAGGTCGTGTTCCTCGGACACCAGAACGACCACGTCGAGGATGTCGAGCTTGAGCTCTGGCGGGAGCTGTGGACCACGCCTCAGGCGGTGGCGTGGGAGCGGTTGCGGTTCCACCGCGAGGTGGCCCAGTACGTCCGGTGGAAGATCGCGGCCGAGTGGGGCGACATCGACGCGGCGAAGGAAGCCCGGCAGTTGTCGGACCGCCTCGGGTTGACGCCGCTGGCGATGCTGCGACTCCAGTGGGAGATCGCGGTCGACGAGACCGCCGAACGCCGCCAAGAGTCGCGCCCGGAGGTGAAGAAGTCCCCGCGGAGTCGGCTGAAGGTGGTGGCTGACGATGCCGTGGAAGGGACCGGAACATCAGGGTGACTTCCCCTCCTTGGGGTGGGAGGTCGGCCAGTGGATCGAAGAGCACTGTGTCATCGCGGACGGCGACCACAGAGGACAGCCGTTCCTGCTGACGGACGAGATGTGGCGCTTCCTGGTCTTCCACTACCGCCTGAAGCTTGAGGCCGACCCGGCTCGGTACGCATCGGCCTGGGTGTATCGGCGGTCGCAGCTGGTTCGCCCGCAGAAGTGGGGCAAGGGCCCTTTTTCTGCGGCGATCATCTGCGCGGAAGCTGTTGGGCCGACCCTGTTCGCAGGGTGGAACGCTGATGGGGATCCGGTTGGCCGGCCGTGGTCGACTCCGCTGATTCAGATCACCGCGACGGCGGATGACCAGACGGCGAACGTCTACCGGCACTTGGTGCCGATGATCGAGCTCGGACCTCTGGCGGATCTGATCCCGGACACGGGCGAAACGCGCATCAACCTTCCCGGTGGTGGGCAGATCGAGCCAGTGTCCTCGAACGCGAGGACTCGTCTGGGTCAGCCGGTCACGTTTGTCCTCCAGGACGAGACCCAGCTGTGGGTGAAGGCCAACCGCGGGCACAACCTGGCGGATGCTCAACGCCGCGGTGCCGCAGGTATGGGTGGCCGGACGATCGAGACCACGAACGCGTGGGACCCGACCGAGGACAGCGTCGCCCAGCAAACCGGCGAATCTCGCCTTCCCGACATCCACAAGGACCACACCCCACCGCCCGTGGGGTTGTCGATGAAGAACAAGGTTGAACGCCGAAGGTGGCTGCGGAAGGTCTACGGGGACTCCTGGTGGATCGACCGCGACCGCATCGAGGCGGACATCCTTGAGTTGATCGAGAAGGGCGAGGTCGCTCAGGCCGAGCGGTTCTTCGGCAACAAGATCTCGTCGGGTGTGTCGGCGTGGCTGAAGGACGATGCGTGGGCGAAGAAGCTCGCTCCCCGCACTGTTCCTGACGGGACGAAGATCTGTCTCGGCTTCGATGGTTCCGACTCCGACGACTGGACCGGCATCAGGGCTGAAACACTCGACGGCTACAGCTTCACTCCGACGTTCAACGGCGGCATGCCGACCATCTGGGACCCGGCGCAGTACGACCACAAGATCCCGCGCGGCGAAGTGCATGCGGCGATGGATGAGATCCAGCGTCGCTTCAAGGTGGTGCGCGCGTACTGCGACCCACGTGAGTGGCAGACCGACATCGAGACGTGGCAGCTGAAGTACGGCGAGAAGCGCGTGATCGTGTGGGAGACCAACCGGATCACGCAGATGCACGCTTCCCTTCAGCGGTTCGTCGTGGACTTGGCGGACTTCGTCACTCACGACGACTGCAAGGTGACCGCGCTGCACATCAACAACGCGCGACGTGTCGCCAGGACCGGTGAGCGCTACATCCTCGGCAAGCCGAGTCAGCACCAGAAGATCGACATGGGCATGTGCACGGTGCTGGCCCACGAAGCAAGGTGTGACGCGGTCGCCGCGGGCGCCACCGACTCCACGACTCGCCGCAAGGTCGTCGTTTCTTCACGCTAAGGGGGTTCGGTGAAGCTGTCAGACCTCACCCCCGAGGAGCTGTACGGACGGCTGAACTGCCGAAGGATGGTGCAGCGCACGAGGGCGCTGAACTGGTGGCGATACATGGACCTTGAGCAGCCCTTGACCTATGTGGCGAGGATCCTGCTTGAGCAGGGCGACAGGTTCCCTCCCCTGCTGTTCGCCTGGCCTGAATTGGCGATCGGCAGCGTGGACGAGCGGCTCACCCTTGAGGCGTTCATGCTCGCGGGCGCGGATTCGCCCGACGAAGACCTGATGAAGACGTGGCAGGCCAACGACCTGGATGAGTACTCCAGCGAGCTCCATCGCGGTGCGATGGTGGCCGGCGAGCACTTCATCATGGTCGGCCCCGGCGATGGGGATTGGCCGCTGGTCACGACCGAGTACGCGGACCAAGTAGCTGTCGAACTCGACCCTCGCACCCGCCAGCCCATCGCCGGAATCAAGGTGTGGAAGGAAGACGACACCTTCGCCGCGGAGACCCACGGCGTGGTGTACGTGCCTGGTCTGGCGTACGAGTTCGAGAACGGCAAACACGTCAACACCATCGAGCTCGGTCCGTGGGCGAACGTACTCGCGAACGACCCCACACTCCCGTCGATCCCCATCATCCCCGTCCTGAACGGACCTCGTAGAGGCGTCGGGCAGAGCGACCTTGTGCACCTGAAGCCTCTGGTGGACGGAGCGAACCAGTTCGCGACGAACATGATGGCCGCCGGCGAGCACCACGCGGTCCCGCGCAAGTGGGCTCTCGGTGTCAGCCAGAAGGACTTTGTCGACGAAAACGGCAACGAACTTCCACTGTGGAAAGTGGCGACGGGTGATGTGTGGGCGATCCCGCATCCGGACGGCGATGACGACGGACGCAAGACCGAGGTTGGACAGTTCGCCGCATCGGACCTGACCAACTTTCACGGTTCCATCAAGATGCTCGCCACCGTGTTCGGCTCTGTCTACGGACTTCCTCCGAACTACGTGGGTCACAGCTCCGACAACCCTGCGTCGGCAGAGTCGATCCTGTACAGCCTTGAGCGGCTGGTGCTCAGGACGCAGAAGCGGCAGTTGTGGATGGGCGGGGCGTGGGAGCGGGCTCAGCGGGTCATCTGGGCCGTTCTGGGCAGGAATCCCAAAGAGCTTGCTGGTCTTGAGTCGAAGTGGCGCAACGCCGCAACCCCGACCCTCGCGTCCATGATGGACGCCGCGGTGAAGGGTGTTGGAGCGGGGATCATCGACGACGAGCAGGCCTGGATCGACCTGGGCTACTCGGAGCAGACGAAGAAGGGCCTGCGCGAGCGCAAGCGCACACGCGCCTTGTCCGCCGCGAACTCCCTGCGTGACTTCGATCTAAACGCCACTCCTGTCGAGGTGCCGAGTGCTCCCGCCCTCCGTAGCTGAGGTAGGCCGAAGCTACGCGGACAAGGTCGACGCGGTCGTCGTGGCGGCGCTTGAACTTCTCGACCAGGCTCTCCGGCGAGGTCACTCCTCGCCGGAAGCGTGGCGGAACGCGGTGCAGTCCATCGGCGACAGGCTTCTAGTCAAACAGGTGCTTGTCGCCTCGATGGCGGACCCGTACCTGAACGATGTCCTGGAGGCTCAGGACGCGGATCCATCGGCAGACGCCTCGGTCCAGCCGGTGGCGTTCGGCGACATCACCGATGGCGGTGGTTCGTGGCTTCAGGCGCTGGTGTTCGCTCCGAACTCCGTTCGCGAGTCGGATAGGGATTGGGTCAGCAGGTTCGACTTCGTCGCGCAGTCCATCGTGAAGACCGGACTGACCGATACGGCCCGGTCTTCGGTGCAGACCGGGATGCAGGCTCGCCCGTCGTGCGAGTACTACGTCCGGATGCTGCGAGGTAAGTCGTGCGCTCGTTGCGCGCTTCTCGCCGGCCGAAAGTACCGCTCAGCGATCGCGTTCAGACGGCACAAGCGTTGCGACTGCGCTCACATCCCTGGACCCGAGTCCATCGACGACTGGTCAGTGGACACGAAGGACTACTTCAACTCGTTGTCCACATCGGATCAGGACCGGTTGTTCACTAAGGCGGGTGCGGAGTCGATCCGCCTGGGGGCCGATCCGGCGCAAGTCGTGAACGCGAGATCCGGCATCTACGTCGCGAGCTCAAACGGTCAGCAAGTGCAAGCGACCACGACCGGAACGACCGTTCGGGGTCTTGCGGGGCGGAGGCTGGACGGAGAGATCCGCCTACTTCCCGATGAAATCTTCCTCCAAGCCGAACGGCTTGGCTGGGATCGAACCGAGGTGCAGCGACAGCTGCAGCGGTTCGGCTACCTGCTCTGAGCAGGGTTCAGCGCTACGTCCGCGCACAAGGACGGGATGCCGACGGGCTTACGGGAGAGGAACACTCGATCATGTCTACGCCAACGCCTCCAGCTGCCTCGGCCTCGCCGGAAACACCGCAGCCTCAGGCACCGCAGACCTTCAACTCCGACGATGTCGAGCGCATCGTCAAGGACCGTCTTGACCGCGAACGCAAGAAGTTCGAGGGTTTCGACGAACTGAAGGCCAAGGCGCAGAAGTACGACGAGATCGAGGCGCAGAACGCCACCGAGCTGGAGAAGGCCATCAAGAAGGCCGATGCCGAAGCTCGGGCTGACGTGTCCGCCAAGACCAACCTCCGACTGATCGGAGCGGAAGCGAAGGCCGCCGCGGCTGCGATGGGGTTCAACGACCCCGCCGACGCGGTCATCCAGCTACGCGACAAGTTCAGCGGGATCAAGGTCACGGACGACGGCGACGTGGACGAAGAGGCCGTGAAGGCCCTCATCGACCAGCTCGCCAAGGACAAGCCGTACCTGGTGAAGACGGACAGCGGCAGGCCAACGCCCCTCCCAGGGCAGGGCCAACACCAGACACCACCCAACTCGGGTCGCGACCAGGCCATGGAACAGGCGCGCAAGCGCGGGTTCGCCAAGGCCGAGTGACCTGAACATCCTGAGAGCGGAGTGACCATGACCGACATCTCGGTCTCGACCACCGCGTCCCAGGTCGAGAAGCGTTCGTGGCTGCTTGGCCCGCACGGCACCGACCCTGGTTCGACGCCTTCCATCACGCTGGACGTGTCTGCGTTCACCGCAGGCACGCACTACCCCAACGGGTACTTCCCGTCCGGCCTCAACCTCGGACGGATCACCGCGACCGGGCTGTACGGGCCGTACGACAATGCCGCAGCAGACGGCCGCGAGGTCTTCGCCGGCCACCTGTTCTCGTCGGTGAAGGTGCCCAACACCGCGGACACCACGAAGGACGTCGGCGGCGCGCTCCTCGTCCACGGCTTCGTCAAGCTCGGCAAGCTCCCGATCGCGCTGGACGCGGCCGGACAGGCCGATGCCAAGCTCATCCACTACGTGGCCTGACCGGAATAAGGAGACATCATGGCTCTCGTCTTCGACGGGCCGGTCACGCCTGACGCGCTCACCACCTACGTCCGGGAAGTCCCCACTCCCGCCGACCAGGTGCTGAACCGTCTGCTGCCGGACCGCTACTTCACCGACAACACGCTCGACTTCGCCGAGTACACGCGCACCAACCGCACCGCCCGGTTCCGGGCGTACGACGGTCGGCTGCACGTGTCCGAGCGTGACACGATGACGATGAAGCAGGTCAAGCTTCCTCCGCTGTCGTCCTCGCTCAGCAAGGGCGAGCTTGAGCGCCTGCAGTTGCAGTTCGCCCGCACGGGCGGAACGAACAACGCGGCGATCATCGACGCCATCTACGACGACGCCACCAACCTCACCCGTGAGGTGCAGGCCCGCATGGAGCAGGCCCGCGGCGACGTTCTGACGGACGGCAAGTTCACCCTCGCCGGCGAGGGTGGCCTGACGATGGAGGCCGACTTCGGCGTTCCGGCCGGGCACATCGTGGCCCCCGGCACCCTGTGGTCCACGGTCGCCACCGCGACGATCATCGCCAACCTGAACACGTGGGTGGACACCTACGTTGCCACCAACGGCTTCGCGCCCGGTGGCATGGTTCTCTCACGCCGCGTGCTGAACTACATGCTCCAGAACGCGGAGCTGCGCACGCTGAACGCCTCGCTGGTCGGCACGCCAGGCCTGATCACTCGCAACGGACTGGACGCCGCGCTGCAGGCCTACGGGCTTCCGCCGATCCTGTTCATCTACGACACCAAGGTGGACGTGGACGGCGTCACCACCGCGGTGATCCCGGACGACAGGGTCATCTTCGTCCCGCCGAACGTGTCCGATCTCGGCTACACGGCGTGGGGCGTGACCGCGACTGCTCTGGAGCTCGTCAACTCCAACGCGGTGGACCTGTCCTTCAGCCAGGCTCCTGGAATCGTCGGCGTGGTCGTCAAGGAAGGCCCGCCGTTCCGCGAGTTCACCTTCGTGGACGCCGTGGGTATGCCTGTCCTGGCGAACCCGAAGCTTCTCATGGTCGCCGACGTCGCCTGATGGAGGACTGACATGGCAAGGAAGCTCAACACCTACGTGCACGCGCACGCGGTGGACGACAAAGGAAACGTCCAGTCGCAGGTCTTCGGGCCCGACGACGACGTTCCCGCCTGGGCGCAGAAGGCCATCACCAACCCGGACGTCTGGGAGGGTGAAGGTGGCGAAGCCGACGAGTCGAGTGTTCTCGAACGGCCGGCTGGCAACGCATCTCGTGAGGACTGGGCCGCCTACGCCGCCCAGGAAGGCGTGGACGTCACGGACGAGATGAAGCGCGAGGACATCAAGGCCGCAGTGGACTCGAAGGAGTAGCCGGATGGCCGCGTTCGCGACCCCATCGGACGTGGCCATCCGCATGCTCACGTCCTTCACCGCAGAGGAAACCCTTCAGGCCCAAGCGTTGCTGGACGACGCGTCTTCGGAACTGAGGACGCGTCGTCCGCTCATCGACACCTGGATCACCGATGGTGATGTGAGTGCGGCGCAAGCCAAGAAGATCTGCTGTGAAGCGGTGATGGCCTACCTCAACGGTGCTGGTGTGGGTATCGAAAGCCGAGCTCACCCGGAACTGTCCGACAGGTACACCTCTGCCGCCTCAAGCGGGATCTCGTTCACCGAGGACCAGCTGAACAGCGTGACGCCGGACGTCCAGGAGTCGCGTCCGTTCTCGATTCGACCCAAGGGTGACGACTGATGGAAGAGAACCAGCCCTCTGTGATCACAGTGAGGGACGACGACGGACGCCTGCACTTCACGTCCCCGGATTCGGCGATCGCCAAGCGGGCACGAGAGCGCGAGGCGGAACAGGCTTCCGTGATTCCCGAACCCCCACGGGGCGGAGCGGGGTCCGGTGTGGACGCGTGGCGCGACTACGCCACCAAGACCGGCGTCGAGTTCGACGACGACATGTCCCGCGACGACATCATCGCCGCCGTGGACCTGGCGAGGGAGGAAGCCGATGCGGCCGAACCTTCCGGACAGGGTGACGATCGAGACGCCGACGATGACGGTGAGCCCGGACACGGGGAATGAGATCCCCGGTCCGATGGACCGTCAGTTCAACGTTCCCGCCCGGTTGAGCCAGTCACCTGTGGCGAACCTCGGATCGCAGGTCGAGCTTCTGGCCAACCAGAAGACCACGATCAGCCTGTGGACTGTCCTGGTGGGCAAGTCAACAACGCTCACCTCCGACTCTGTCGTGATTGACGGACAGGGCAGAAAGTTCCGTGTCGAGGGTGCTGTGGCTGAGCGCCCCGCATACAGACCAACCTTCAAGGCCGCCGCGGCGCGGCTCATCTCCGACATGCAATAGGAGCTGCGCGTCATGGCGCTTACCACGACCATCGAGACGCGGATCAACGCGTACCAGACCGGTTCGTCGGGCTTGTCTCCCACGGAGGCGAAGCACGGCCTCAACTACGCCAAGACCCTCGTGTCCGGCACGGCCACGGGTCAGGCGGATGTGGCGTGGGGGAAGACCGCTACCCTCGCCGCCTCCGCGAACGAAGATCTGGACCTCGCCGGCGCGCTCTCGGGCGCACTGGGCGGATCAGCGGTTTTCGCGAAGGTGAAGGCCATCCAGGTCACCGCCGACGAGGGAAACACGAACAACGTCGTCGTCGGCGGTGCTGCGGCAACCCAGTTC